CCCGGCACGACCGGAGCTGCGGCGTGTAAAGTCACTCGCTGCCCGAATTTGAAATCAGAAAGGACGAATTAAATGGCAACAAGTAAAAGTGTCGAGGTTATCGAAATCAAACCCATTGAGGTCAAGCGCGCAACAGTCCGGATCGTTGGCGATACACCGCTTATCATGCACGCTTGGTCTGAAAAGGCAAAACGCGAAATGCTTGAGAAGCAAATGAAAGTCACAAAGACCAAAGCAAAGGCCGCTAAAGACCCGATCGAAGATTTTATTCGCTCGATGTATTGGAAAACGCCGATGCCGACCGACATGACACAAGCTGGCTTTGAGCGGGCGATTTCCGAAGGAGCCCAATTTTGTTTCCCTGTTACGGCCATTAAGCAGGCAGCAATCAGTGCAGCTTTTCGCATGGGCTGGGCGAAAGACAAAATGTCCATGCGCGGCGCGTTTTTTATCGATGGCGACGAAAATCAGATGATTGAGATTCACAGTGACCCTCCGGTGCCGCGAGAGGATATGGTCAAGGTTGGCATGGGAACGGCAGACATTCGTTACAGAGGCGAGTTCAGAAACTGGTATGCCGATCTGGTTGTAAGTTACAACGCCAACGGCATGTACTCACTTGAGCAGATTGTGAACATCATCAACGCTGGCGGTTACGCCTGCGGAATTGGTGAGTGGCGTCCTGAACGCGATGGTCAGTACGGAATGTTCCATGTAGCCGCGAAGTAACTGGCTGGCGGGGCAAGTCCCGGCACGTTCTGGCGTGGTCCGTTGCGGCGAGGCAGGCTAGGTGAGGCATGGCGCGGCCGAGTAAGGCAAGGTATGGTCAGGCAGGCGAGGCTAGGCACGGTGTTGCGAGGCGTGGCAAGGCTCGGTCTGGCACGGCAGGCACGGTATGGTATGGCAAGCTGTGGCAAGGCTAGCATTGGCTAGGTAAGGAAAGTCAACTTATTTTGAAAGAAAGGAGGAAATTCAATGGTTTTTCAGTGGAAACAGGGAGCGCACATAAAGGCAGATGCGCAGCAGGCAGGCGTTCTTTGCTCAAGGCTGGAAGCCGAAGGTCGGCTAACAGCAAGGGCCCTTCTGGACGAGAGCCGTGACGAGAATTCGCTCTTACATGGCGAGTTTGAGTGGAACGATGGCATTGCCGCTGAAAAGTATCGTGAAAATCAGGCACGGCACATCATTAACTGCTTGGTTACGGTGCATGAATCAGCCACGCCGACTCGGAGCTTTTTCAACGTTGAGTGCAAAACGGCGGAGTATAGATCTGTCACCGCAATTATGCAAGATGCTGACGGACGAGATCAGCTTTTATCGCTGGCACTACGCGAACTCGATGCGTTCAAGCGGAAATTCAACTCACTGTCAGAACTGGCTGCGGTATTTGCGGCCATCGAAGAAATTCAGGAAAAGAGGTCTGCATGAGTAGCGAAAAAAGAAACGGGGCCGCTCCGCTGGCACGGAAACAGCCCCAGGCGCAAAGACCCACTTCGATCATAGCAGCGAAAAATCGCATCGTCAAGGAGGAATGCTCATGCCGAACAGCCTGAAAGAGCTGCGGCTGAAAACAAAAACGCCCGCAAAAGACATGGTTGCCGTTGTGCAGACCATTTACCCCAAGTACGACATGACGAGCCAGAGCAAGTGCGAGAACAGCGACGCCTACGGGATTTGCCTGACGCAGAAAGCCATGAAAGCCCTCTACGCCAAGTTCGACCCGGACGGCAGCATTCGCAAGCACCTCCGCACCGCCGATCAGCACAGGCTCAAGGACAAGCTGCACGCCAGAATCACCGCCGACGAAGCTGCCCAGCTCAAAGCGCACCTTGCAGCCGACGGCTACGACACTGTTCAGGACTGGCTCACCGATGTTGTGCGCGGATATATCAGCAAAGGAGATCGCGAATGAAATACTACTTCACATACGGCACGGATGGACAGCCGTTCGTAGGCGGCTGGACAGAGGTTGAAGCACCAACTGTCAATCTGGCTTGCGCGGCGTTCCGCGCTGTCCACCCTGACAAGGAGCCCGGCATTCTGAATTGCAGCAGCGCATACACCGAAGAATCGTTTCTGGGAAGCTGCATGGCGGGTCCTGACGGAAACTTCCGTAAGTTCTGCCATGAGCGTATCAGCTTCACTGTCGAGCCAAGCGACCCGGATGAGCCGGTTGATTTCGGAGGTGCTCAAACATGAAAGGCATTGTCGTGACAACAGATCTGGAAATCCGCATCGAAAAATTCAGTGATCCGCTCTACAAAACCGTTGGCTCTGCTGTCGGCGGCTATATCGAACACGTTAAGCCTGCGCGCCTGCGCCATCCGTACTGCATGATCGTCAACGAAGAAGGGCGGCTGTTGGATCTCCCGCTGAATTATGTCGGCTCATATTTTTACGGCACAGACCAGCACGGCGAGCCAATCGTTGGCAACATCGTAATCATGAAAGACGGCTACCGTGGTGGCGAGCCTGACATTGTCGGACTCAACGATGTTGAAGCAGAACAGATAAAAGATGTCATCATCGACCTGATTGAACCGCTGCATCAGCAGCCGAAAGGAGAATCTACATGATCGTAAATGTCTACTATCGCGACGAAGAAACCGGCAGTGTCCGCGCCGGACGCCCATACAGCTACCGCTGCAGCATTCCGAACGTCCACGTCGGCATGGAAGTTATCGCCCCCACCGCCAAACGCGAAGCACGCGCGGTGATCTGCGAGATCAACGTGCCGGAAAGCCGAATCGACGAGCGGATCTTGCCGCTCCTGAAAGAAATCACGCAGGAGGCGCCGACCGATGGAAAATAATCTGATCGTTGTCAAGCAGTTGCCGATTATCGAAGACCAACTGCGGCAGGTCAAAGCTTCTGTCGATGCTCGCGTTGCACAGGCGCTGGCGCTGGCTTGCACCGAGGAAACCTACAAGGACGTCAAGAAAGCCCGTGCCGAACTGAACAAGGAATTTCAGGACTTGGAAGCCCGCCGCCGTGAGGTCAAGAAAGCCATCCTTGCTCCGTATGAGGCTTTTGAAAAGCTCTACAAGGAATGTGCGGCCGACGCTTTCACCAAGGCAGACGCTGAGCTGAAAGCCAAGATCGCTTCCGTTGAGAACGGCATCAAGGGCGCGAAGCGTGACGAAATCGTCGCGTTCTACAACGAATACCGCGCCAGCTTGAATATCCCCGAAGACATCGCGCCGTTTGACCGCTGCGGCATCAATATCACAATGTCCGATTCTCTGAAAAAGCTGCAAGGACAGGCTTCCTTGTTCTTGCAGAACGTTTCAAACGATTTGCGGATGATCGAAACGCTGGAGCACAAGGATGAGGTCTTGGTCGAGTACCGCAAATCGCTTTCCGCACCGGAAGCGGCCCTGATCGTTGACCGGCGTCACAAGGAGATGGAAGAAGCCGCTCGCCGCCGCGCAGCTATGAAATCTGCGCAGGATGTTCAGGAGGCCGCGCAGGCCAAAATCGAAGAAGTTCTGAACGAAGAACCGCCTGCCCCCGTTTCTGCACCCGTCGAGCAGCCCATTCCCACCGAGGTGCCTGCTGAAAAGATCTATCAGGTTTCGTTCCGCGTCCGCGGCGGCATTGACAAGCTGAAAGCACTCAAAGAATTTCTCGTAAATGGAGGTTACGACTATGAGCAGTTCTAACATCGCCCCTGCAAAGAAAATGACCTTTTCCGTCGCTATCACCACAGAAAATTATAAGAATCTTATCAACAACACACTGAAAGAACCGGGACGCGCAAACCGCTTCATCGCAGCGATCACGTCCGCTGTCGCCGCCACCCCGGCGCTTCAGACCTGCGACCCCAAATCCATCCTCTCTGGCGGTCTGCTGGGAGAGGGCTTAAACCTCTCCCCCTCGCCGCAGCTTGGGCAGTATTACCTTGTGCCGTTCAAGCAGAAGGCCAAGTATGACCGCGAAGGGCATCTGCTTTCGCCCGAGTGCTTCAAGGCACAGTTTGTCCTTGGTTACAAGGGATATATCCAGCTTGCGCTCCGCAGCGGCCAGTATCGGAAACTGGGCTGCATGGAGATTCGGCAAGGCGAATATTTGGGGAAAGATCCCGAAACGGCAGAGCCGCGATTCAGGTTCATTGAGGACGACGATCTGCGTGAAAGGCTTCCGATCGTTGGCTACATGGCGCACTTCGAGTACCTGAATGGTTTCCGGAAGCGCATCTACTGGTCGCGTGAAAAGGTTCTCAACCATGCGGATACATATTCTCAGGCGTTCAGCAAGGAGGCCTACGACAAGATTCAGAACGGCCAGATCGCCGACAAGGATATGTGGAAGTACTCCTC